TTTGTTCAATGGGTTGCAGGAAAAATTACTGATCTATATTCTGATAACAAAACTATTAAGCAAGATATTGATACTAAGATGTCTATTAGTTGGGAAGATAACTCTGATAATATGATTGATGTATCTGAGGATGTAACAGATATTACACCCCCAGAGAATAAAGATTAATTAAAATAACCTTGTTGATATTTTTTTAAAAGGAATTGGCTTAAACCTTTTTGAAATTCTTGCTTATCTTTTTTATCATCTGCAAGAACTTCTATTCTCAAACCTTTTAAAATGTTAGGTTGTTTTTTCTTTGTTGTTTTTTTCTTTGGCATTGTTTCCCTTTCTGTTTGTTAATTAAAGTATGGTGCTAAAAACATCCAAGATAAAATTATATATCCAAGAATTAACCATAACATTTATATTTTTCTAGCTAGGTATTGAAACTTAGGATCATGATTAATGTTCCCATGCGTCAATCTTTTTTGGTACAGTTCAACAATATTATTTTCAGCTAATCTCATAAGTAGATTTGCTTTATCTCTAACGTCATTATTGTAGAACCTATCTCGTGCTAAGTACCCCACATGATACTCAAAGACTTCTCCTGTATCAGCTAACTTTATTATTGTGTCGTAATTGTTTATTGTCATTTTGTTTTCCTTTGTTTAGTTGTTTGTTTTTGTAATGAGTGTAAATTATTCCTTTAGCACTCAATATATTTAAAAGCATTTGTTCTTTTAATGCTCTCAATTCTTGCTTACTCATTAATAGTTTGGGTTAAGATAAGGCATATCTTCCTCAATTAATTCTATGCTGCACCTTAAACTTTCTAACTGTTGTTTATAAATTTGATTATCTTTATTATCAAAAATTAAATCTCTTTTTCTTTCAATTAATTCAAGTAATACTTCAACAGATTTTTTGTACTCATCTTGTTTTATTTTATAGTCTTGCATATTATTTCTCCTCTATTTTTTTTGTGCATAACTTAACTACTCCATACCATTTATCTAGCAGCAATTTTTTAACTGAGGGATCATTGCACAAGTCATGATCTCTTTTGATTGAACTTAATTGGTCCATAAAGTATTTAATATCTTTTTCTTTTTGCTCTCTTTTTTGGACCTTAATTGCTTCATGTCTTTTTGCTTTGTTCTTAGTTCTAACTAGATCTAATGCGTCAAAATCTATAGCCATTATGCTACCTCGCTTTCCTCATCACATTCGCAATCATTATTAAATTCATTACATTGATTACAAGGTAAAAAACCATTATGAAACCAATCCATTCTTTCATCTTCTTTGATATTGCTTACCCTGTAATTAACATAATAATCAGCTAGTTCATCAATACTCATTTCTAATGCTTGTTCTATAAAGTTATCTCTTAAGATTTCCCAATCTTTATCCCCTATTTTGTTTCTATCTATCATTTATTCCTCCTGTTTATCTAATGTGTTTTTAATTGTGTTTTCTAATTCCCAATATAAATCGCTACCCTTATCTGTATTTTTTGTGCTACCTATATTGTCTTCATCAGCAATTACATATTCATTTGCTATATCATCATGTAAACTATCAATGAATTTAAAATATAAATCATCAGCTAATTCACACGCCAATTCAAAGTTTTTATTTGTCATTTATTTTCCCTCGCTTTCTTTTTTATATTTATTTAATTGTTCATCTTGATTTATTATTATTTCTATTAATTCATTAGTTTTTAATAGTTCAAGATTTTCTATTAATTCTTCTTTTTTTTCTTTTGTCATTATTCTACCTCGCTTTCTTTTGTTAATAATAAATCGTTTATTTCTTGTGCTAGATCCCATTTACCCAATAGATAATGATCATGTGTATCTTCACATAATGCAACGCTATCTATTTCTGTATTGCATAGATGATCTTCAACAATATCTTTTATTTTTTCTATTAGTTTTTTATTCATTTTTATTTCCTTTCTTTATGTTTTTGTTTATGTTTTGTTATTGTTTTTTCTTTGCTACTTTGTATTGCAATTATTCTATGAAAAAAAGGGTGCGAACAGTCGCACCTCACACCCTCTTTTTTGGCTTGTTCATTAACTTTTTTAATGATCTTATCTTGCCAATTCATTTAATAATTATTATTACACCAATCAACTAGCTTGTCTTTTATTGTGTAAAAATCTAGTTTTTGACTTATTAATTTTTTAGCTTGTTTAACAAAGTTGCTATCATCCATTAATAAATTAGGTGAGATTGATACTTCACCCGACACAAGTAGTATTAATTTTTCGCCTTTGCTCATTTTTTTTTGATCCTTTCTATTGGTTAATTAATAAGCTTGTATTATTAATCTTTTGCTGTTTGGTATTTCAATTACTGTCGTATGATTTCTTAAATCATCAAGGCTTTTAATATCTGTGTAATTGTTTTGTACTTCTTTTAAGTTTTCATACTCATCAAAATCACATCTAAAAGCGATTGGATCAAATTCTAATTCATGATCTGTTTCTTGTTCGTACTGTTCAAAATATTCAAATAATGCTTTTGAACCCTCGTAACTGAAACCATGATCTGTCATAGTATCAACAAATTGATTTTCATGTATTGTGTCTTTCATTTTTTTACCTTTCGTTGTTGTTTTCTATTGTTTTAATTGTTGTTGCTTTGTTAGTAAATGAGTTATTCTGACGCATTAATCTCTAAATAATCTAAACCCAATTAAAGCAAATATTATTGTAATATAAAATAATTCGTATAACATCTGTTCCATTATTCACCCTCTATCTCATTGATTAAATCTTCAACATGATTTAAAACATCATCATATTTTTTAATAATATCATCATAACTTTCGCTAGCATGATAATCTCTAAAACCTCTATCACTTTCAAGGTTTTGCATCTCTGATTTTAAACATTTAAGATTGTCTAAAAATCTTTTTTGTTTTGTATCCATTTTTGTTTCCTTTGTTTTCGTTTGTTTCGTTTAATTTAATTCATTGGTTAATTAATGGAACATGACAAATTGACGCATATATAGATTGTAGTTTATAATGGTTCTAATGTTTAGAGAAGATTGAAGATAGTTAAATTATAAAAGGTTGAAAGATATTAAAATCATAAGAGGTTAAAAGATCCTATTCTTATATCAACACGCCAACTTCTGTTCTCACATCATGAACATCGGTCAGTATTATTGACCTATCTATTGAGAATTATTATTACTATTAGAAAGAATAAGTTATCGTTAATAATATTTTATTAAATAACAGACAGAAAAAATATTTTTTTGATTTTTAAAGGTGGGGTACTACCCAGAATTGCATGTGCGATATACATGTCATTATACATGGGATTTTCCAACAGACACACAGACAAACACATACCCACACCCACAAACAACCCTGCACCCTTTTATCAACACTTTTCCAAATTTTATTTTTTTTATTGTTTCAAAACTTAAATACACTAGATGTAGTATATGGATTATCTTAATACCGAAGATTTAGATTGTATTGCTTATATTGATAAAAAAACTAATAATGTAGTTATTAGATTTGTTGGTTTACCTAATGCGAAAGCAGCAGAGCTGTTTACTGATTATGTAATGATGACACTAGGTGTAGAGTATAATCCATTAAGCAGTATTGAAAGATCAAAGATGATACATTAAAATGGCTTCAAAACTAAAACCTAAAGATAATAAGTTTCATAAAGGCAATGGTGGTGATGGAAAACATTATTGGCTTACTCCAGATGATTTAATGAAAGAACTTAATGATGAATTTAAGTTTGACTTCGATCCGTGTCCATATCCTAAACCAGAAGATTTTGATGGATTGACTAATGAATGGGGTAAATCAAATTATGTTAATCCACCATTTGGATCAATTATACATGAAGGAAAAAAGAAAGGTGCAACAGCTTGGGTTAGAAAAGCTATAAAGGAAAATGAAAAAGGAAAAGATGTAGTATTTGTTTTTCCTATAGATAAATGGATACTAATGATGATTAAAGCAGGAGCAGAAATAAGAAACCTTGGAGATGTTAAGTGGTTAGCAACAGAAGATAAATCAGAAGGAAAAGGAACAGGAAGACATATAGCTTGTTTTATTCTTAAAGGAAAAAAATAGAATGAATATCAAAATCCCTTATACTCCGAGAAAACATCAATCTTATTTACATCAACAGATCAATAGATACAGATGGAGTGTTCTCGTGTGCCACAGAAGGTTTGGCAAAACAGTATGTATGATCAATCATTTGATTAGATCAGCATTGATGAGCAAGTTGAAGAATCCTAGATTTGCTTACATAGCTCCTACATTTAAACAAGCAAAGTCTATTGCCTGGGATTACATGAAGCAGTTCACAGCAAAGATACCAAACACAAAGTTTAACGAAACAGAACTAAGAGTTGATCTACCTAATGGAAGTAGAATAACATTACTTGGTGCAGAAAACTCAGATGGGTTAAGAGGTATATACCTAGATGGTTGTGTCATAGATGAATATGCTAACATTGATGGCAAACTATTCTCAGAAATAATTAGACCAGCATTGTCAGATCGTAAAGGCTACTGTGTCTTTATTGGTACACCTGCTGGAATGAACAACAACTTCTATGATTTATACCAACACGCCAATGGTGCAGAAGATTGGTTTAACTACAAAGCTAAAGCAAGTGATACTAAGATTGTCGATCCAGAAGAATTAGAGAAAGCAAAAGAAGTTATGGGTGAAAAGAAGTACCTACAAGAATTTGAGTGTGACTGGATTGCAAACATAGAAGGTGCAATATACGGAGAAGAGATTAACAAGATTGAAGATAAGAACCAGATAGCTAGAGTTCCCTACGATCCCACTTTGCCTGTCTCGACTGCCTGGGATCTCGGTGTCGCAGACCACAGTAGTATTATATTCTTTCAGCAAAAAGGAACATCAGTACAGATAATAGATTACCATGAAGAACGTGGTCATGGCTTACCTCACTACATCCAGATGCTAGAAGAAAAACCTTACATCTACAAAGATCACTTTGCTCCACACGATATTGACGTGCAAGAGTTTGGCAATGGAAAGACCAGAAGAGAGATAGCATATCAGTTGGGAATTAGATTTAAGGTAGTACCGAAGCTACCAGTAGAAGAAGGTATACACGCAGTAACCATGCTGCTCCCTAGATGCTGGATTGATACAGACCATTGCAAAAACTTGATAGATGCGTTAAGACATTACCATAGGAAGTACATCGACAAAAATAGAATGTTCAGATCGAAACCTGTACACGATTGGAGTTCACACGCTTGTGATGCAATGCGTTATCTAGCAGTTGGTCTCCAAGAAATTAATACTAGACAATCAGCTCCACAAAGTGTAGCAGATAATGATTATAGGATTATTTAATTATGGGATCAATACTTAAACCAAAAGCACCAGCGTTACCACCTGTGCAACCTTTGCCTGAACCTCCTGAAGCAGAATTGTCAGCAGAGGAAAAAGCAAAAATTAAAGCTGAGCAAGATGCAATAATGAGAAGAAGAAAAGGTAGAAAGTCTACTATCCTTACTGGACCATTAGGCATACAAGAATCTGAAGAAGAAAAACTTAAAACTTTATTAGGAGAATAATATGTTAGAGAAAATTAAAAAAGCTATTAAGAAAATGAAACCTGCAAAGAAAAAAGCAGAACCTAAATTTAATAACATGAATGATTTACAAAAAGGTGTAGCAGTAAATAAAGAAACAAAATCTGAAACTGTATCTGAAACTAAATCATCTTTAACATTTGGTAAGTAATGGGATCTCCTAGTGCAACAAGTGGTGGCAGAACAGACGCTGGACCAAATAGAACCACAGCTACAAAGATAGGTGTAGGTAACATAACTGAAAGTGGAAAAAAAACTCCTCTATATAAATCTGATAATCCAGATGCTTTTAGAAATCGTGGTGCTGAAAATATAAAAAAATTAACTAAAAAAGTTCCAACACCAACTTTAGTGATAGCATCAAAACCATTACAAGCTGGATCAAAAATGACTAGAGATTTTTTTAGACAAAAAGTTTTAGGATCAAAAAATTATAAAGGAACTACAAAAACAGAATTTGATGCTATGAGTAGATCGGCTCAAGAATCTATGTATAAAAGTTATATTACAGGAAGAACTTCTGGTAAGACAGATGCTTATGGAAATCCTATATCACAAGGTGATAATGGTGGTGCAACAAGTACAGGTGGTCAAGTAGTACAAGCTCCAGCAGTAACTGCTCCAACTACAGCAGAAGTTTCACAAGCAACAACAACAGAAGCTGCAGAAGATAGTTTGATATTAAGAAAACGAAGAGCAAAAGCAAAAGGAAGATCACCAACAATCATGACAGGCGTTACTGGTGTAACTGCTGATTTGACTTTAGGTAAACCAAGTTTATTAGGTAGAGCATAATGGCACAAACAGATAAAGCAAAAAATTTATTAAAACGATATGATCGTTTAAAAGCACAAAGACAAAATTGGGAAAGTCATTGGCAAGAAGTTGCAGACTATATGCAACCAAGAAAAGCTGATGTAACTAAAACAAGATCTAAGGGTGACAAAAGAACTGAACTTATTTTTGATGGCTCTCCATTACAATCAGTAGAATTATTAGCAGCATCATTACATGGTATGCTAACTAACCCATCTACTCCATGGTTCTCTCTAAGGTTTAAACAAAATGATATGGAGAATGAGGATGAAGCAAAAGAATGGTTAGAAGATGCAACAGAAGTTATGTATGCAGCATTTAACAAATCAAACTTCCAACAAGAAATATTTGAACTGTATCATGATCTAATTACTTTTGGTACAGCAGCAATGTTTATCGAAGAAGATGATGAAGATATTTTAAAATTTTCTACAAGACACATTAACGAAATCTTTATTGCTGAGAATGATAAAGGAAGAATCGATACAGTATTTAGAAAGTTTAATTTATCTGCAAGAGCAGTAATACAAAAGTTTGGTGATGTATCAATGAACATCATGACTAAAGCAAACAAAGATCCATACGAAGAAGTATCAATACTTCATGCAGTATATCCTAGATCTGACTTTGATCCTAAGAAACAAGATAAAC